TAGTTACATTTAAATTAACTGTAGATTTATTTGCGGTATATGAAACTGTTCCTGATCCAGTTAAAGATTCATCAAAAAGATTATTTTTTGACATTACATTTGTACTATCAAAAATAGTAAATGGATTGGAAACTCTTAATCTTCCAAATGCATCATAAGCATTTGATCCATTTCCACCACCAATAACTGTTGGTTCTATATTTACGTTATTACACGCAGACATTAGTACCTCGCATTAAACCAGCTAAATCTTTCTAGTTCTTTCCTTAAATCATCTTGATATGAAAAATTTAATTCATTCTTTAAAGTAGATATAGCTTGTAGAATTTGTCTTTGATTTTCTACTTCGTATTGTTGTTTTGGTTCTGGTATATATGAGGTTATTTTTGCCATTATCCTATGTATGTTCCAGGTTGAGTTATATTTCCTTTTTTAAGTTGATCGAATTCATATTCAGTCATAGTAGGATTAACTACACCAAGATCTTTTAAAGTTTCTAAATCATTTTTTTGAAAATCTTTATATTGTGTATTAAATCTTGCTAAATCTTGTTTTGTAACTTCAGCAAATTGATTTGCTATATCAAAATTAGGAACTTCTAATGTACTTCTCAAAGAATTAATACCACCTCCAGTTAAATCAAAAATTTCAGTTTCAGGATTTGTTAATAAATCTCTATTAATTTTTTCTTCATATTCTTTTTGAAATTTATTATATTCTGGATAATTATATATTTGACCAAATTGGCTTCTATTAAATCTTTGTGTATCCATTGGATTAGAACCAATAACATATGGTTGATTTACATATTTTTCAGGATTTAAAAATCTATCTAATGTTGGTGCATTTCTAAATCTATCAAATGTAGGTCCTAAATTTTGTCTAGCATAATTAATACCTCTAGTAAATAATCCAGCAAGTGGATTTATTAATCCCATAATTCCAGACACAACATTTCCAAGCATTCCAGAACGTCTATTTGGATTAAAATTATATTTTGACTGAAGTCCTTTAACTACATCTAAAACACTTTGTGGTTCATTTAATCTTGTTCCTGAACCAGCGCCTGAAGCAATATAACCACCTCTTAATCCAGCTCCATAGCTATCACTAATAGTATTTGCTCCAGCAAAACTACTTCCAGATTCAGCTGCGCTTACATCTCCTCCAGATAATCCACCAGACATACCAGCATCAGCATCACCAAAACTATCTAGTGACATAATTCCTGATGGACCCATATTAGGTCCTTTTTCTAATCCGCCGTGTATGTTTGCTTTTAAAATTAAATCTTTTTCTGCTTTAGTAATATAAGCTAATTCTGTTTCTGGTTTATCAGGAGCAGACTTCCATTTTCTAGGAGCCATAACTTGTGGCTGTTTGCCAAGATAGTTTTGCACACCACCTTGCATTGTAGGTCCTTTATCTTCATATCTAATTTTTTTATCTACTGCCATTATCTTCTACCATCTGGTCTTATGTCGACCCGTAATGTGCCATAACGCCAAGTTTCGCCAACTGCGTCATTAGCTATTTTAATTGAAAGCAATCTTCCTCTTGCTCTAGTATCTACTTTATCAGTAGAACTATTAATTGTAAAGGGTCCAAGAGGTGAACTTGTTGCTGTTTGACTTGGATAATCATTTAATAACAATGTTATTTTTGAATTACCCGTTAACACTTTAAAGTCAGGAATAAATCTACTCATAGACATAATGAATTCACCATCACCTCTAAGATCAGCTATTCCAACTGTAGTTCCTGTAGCAGTTCTAGCTGCTGCAATGTCAAAATCTCCTGATTGAATATATGCATCAATAGATGTTGTACCTGAACTATTAACTTGATCGGTTCCTGTTTCGTGAGCATAATAAGTTGATGCTCCAAATAAATTAGTTAATCCTTGTATTGGAAAATTAGGAATTGAAGTTGTAGAATATTGAGTTGCATAAGGTACATCAAATACACCTGCGTCTACTAATGAAGTTCTAGCAAGTGAACCTGTAGTCCAACAATCTTCTCCATAGTTATATGTAACACATCTATTAATTTGATCTGAACCATCAGCTGGATAGAACCAAGTCACTTCATTATACAATGTATTATGTTCTCCATATATTAATTGACTTGCATCATAATTAATTCCAAGATTATCTCCACTTGTAGTAAATACAAAGTCTTCTACTAAACAAGGTAATGATTTAACCGTACCATCATAAACAAAAAAGCCACCTTCACCCGACATCCAAAACACCATACCATTTGAATAGCTAACTGCATTTTGTCCAATGCAACCACAGTTCGTACCTACTTGTCTTACTGAAAATGTAAATGGTGGACCAACATATTGAATTACATAAGCTGCTGAATCCGTTAATACGAATACATAGTCCTTACCTTGTACTGCTGCCTGAATCTTGTTTCCGGTATCCAGTCTAAAGGTTCCTGCTGTATTAGTCGCTGTTGGTGCGTATGTATTATAATCTTCTTGATTTGAAAATCTAATGAACATTGGATCTTGACTTGATGTTGTTCCAATAGTTGTTTCAGTTCCAAAATGAAATAAATGTCTATCTCTATCAGATACCAAAGTAAATCTTGATGCTGTTGGAGCACCTGTCATAATTGCAGCTCTTGTACTTCTTGCACCTGCAGCTCCTGCATCCCAAGTATAGGTCTTACCATTATGAATGGTTGCAATTAATATTTGTCCAAAATTATCAAGACTCCAGATTCCTGGATCTAGAATTACATTTGATACGGTTCTTGCTGTTCCCCAAGTAGAAGCACTATAAGTATCAGTACCCCAACCATAACCTGCTGTTTGAAATACTGGACCAATGAATACATATGGATCAATTTGAGCTGAACCTGCTGTAGACATACCACTTCCGCCTTCGTTTGCTGGCATAGTTATTTCAAATGTATTTGAAGTTACATTAGATATTTCAAATGTATTATCTTGAAATTGTGATGTTGTAAAAGTAGTGGCTCCGCCACCAGGTAATGATACAGATGAAAATTTTACGTATCTTCCTTGTGCTAAACCGTGAGAAGTTTTATTAACTGTAACCGTTGCAGAACCTGTAGTTGAATCAAAGGTAGCTCCAGTTATTCCTGTATCTAATGGAGTAATGTCATAAAAGTCATCTCCATAAAATAAAAACAAACCTTGAGATGTTCCAATGGCTGTATATTTTTCTCCAGCTAATGAAGTCCAAGCGTGTTGAGCTCTAGCTGCTCCAGGTAATGTTTTATTAGAAATAGTTAATTGAGACCAACCACCAATCTTTTCTGGTAATCCATATCTAAATCTCACAAAATCACCATCTGTCCATTGTGCTTCTGCTCCGGATTGAGTGATTTGTTTATTAAAACCAGGTTTAAATTGTAATTTTTGCAACATAATAGTAATCCTAAGTTATAGATTATAATAGATTGCGTTGAGAATCAACGTTATTTAGGAATTCCTAAAAGAGGTCTTTTATCATACAAATTGCTTTCTGCAAAGCGACCATTTCTATGATTATAATGCAAAAATACTTGACCACAAACATTGCCTTCAAATGGTTCTCGCCAATGTTCTAATTCACAACCAGAATATATTAACATATCTCCTGGTTTTAAAGTTACTTTTACACCTGGAGGTGCGTTTGGTTTATGTATATTTTTGTATTCATCTATGACATTATTTGATCCTGTTGGATCAATGTATATTGGCCATAAATCTCCACCTAAATTAAGTGTAGTTGATATTTCACAACTAGGTCTATCTTTGTGTCTTTTTAATATTGCACCTTTTTCATAAACTCTTGCATAAGAATAAGTAGGTATTAAATCTAATCCTGTTCTTTCTTTCATAATAGGTAGCATCTTCATTAACAATGTTTCCATTACGTGATCTGCATATATAGAATAAACACCTGGTACTTGTTTATCTTCCCAAGTGCCGTGTAAACCATTTTTTGCTATCATATTTGTGTCATACATATATTTAACAGCATCTCTTTTTAATAAAAAATAATTAAAACAAAAGTTTGCAAGATCATAAGATATTGCATTGTCTAATACTTGATACTTATTTTGTTGAAAGGTCATACGAACATACCTGTTTGTAAGAAATTAAATGATACGGATATTCTAAGATCATCACTTTCATTAGGATCAACACAATGATTAACATAAGAAGGAAACATAATTAGTCTTCCAGCTTTTGGTTCAAAGTGTACTTCTCTCCATAAATGTTTAGGTTCTTCTTTATTTGTTTTTCTAGGTCTAGACATTAATGACATTGTTCTAGTATCTTCTAATTTTAAATGACCACATTTCTCTGGTGTCTTAACATAGTATACACCTGACCATAATGAATTAGGATGTATGTGTGGTCTATTGAATCCACCTTTATAATTTATGTTAGCCCACATATTACCTAAGAAAGGTTTATTATCTAAGCATTCATCTTCGTATATTTCTTCTTGAGCCATATGTAACTCATCAACTAAATGTTGATACTCGGGATTTTTATGCATATCGGTTGTTGAATGCCAACCATACATATTTGTTTTTTTAAGTCCTTCATCGTTCTTGGACCAATTAACAATCTTCTCTTCTAAGTATTTATTATATTCAGGTGTGCCTACATCTTTAATATAAACAGGTGTAGCAAAATAAAGTTCTCTATGTATCATTTGAATGGTTCTCCTCCAAACCACATCACTAATGATTTTCTTAATCCCTTAGTAACTGGTACTACTCTATGGTTAACGAAACTTGCAAAGAATACAGCGTGACCTTGTTTAGGTCTCATTATTTGACCTGGTCTAGCTAATTCTAATCCACCACCTTCAAAATCTGTTTCAGGTGATAATACTAAAGTCATAGATATTTTTCTAACAGGTGGTTCGTGTTTCATAATTAAATCACAATCCATATGCCAATCATAGAATCCTCCTTCAGGATATTCTGTATATTGTGCCTGTTCATTGATTGCCATATTTTCAAAACCAAAATGACGTCTATTAGTTTTGTGCATCATATCTTCTAATTTTTTATACATAGGAATTGAATCAGGGTGGTTAAATGGAATCCAGCTTATGTGAGATATTCTAGTTTTAGTATCATACTTACCTCCACTTCCTCCACCTACTTGTGCATTTTGTGGTGGCATTGATCTACCTAATCTACTGATAATGTCACACTGTTCTGGTGTAAAAATAGGTTCAGTAGTCTCTACTAAATAACTTTTCCAATTTGGTTCTGTATGTATCATTCTGCTCCTCGATTCATTATTGGGTTATAATGTACATCGCAGTTTGCTGCAAGTGTACGTCTGACTTCATTTGTTGAATTAAATGGATAAACACAATGTCTCATATCATAAGGAAATACATAAAAATCTCTTTCTCTTAATATAGGTTGATAATCTACTTTTGCAAATTGACCTGATGCTGAACCTAATAATTGTAGTTTTCCATTTTGTGGTTTATCAGCTGCTGAATATTCAACACCATAATTAGTTGGTAACTTTAAAACCATTACAGAAGATAAACCTGTAAATAAATTACCCTGATGCACGTGCACAGGATTATATTCATTTGCTTTCATTTCATTAATCCATATTGAATTTAAATGTGTTTGATATTGATGTATTTTATTCCAATCTAAATAATGATGATAGACTTGCATAAACCAATCATAGACATTTTTAGTTAATAAATTATGTCTCTTCATTTTTGATTCATCATCACCATCATAAAAGATGGAATGTTCATTTTGAATTTTACCTACTAATTGTCTATTGGCTTGTGCTAATCTATTAAAGTTAGATTCATAGATCTGATTAATGGCTACAAAGATATCTAATGGTACTTCGTATCTTAGAATCGATTGACCTAAAAATATAAAACTAAACTTCATTTAATTTATAAGCCTCCTTTATATTACCTGACACTACATATCTATAATCTTTAAATTTAGCAGACCTTACGGCGTGTTTTATGTGACCTTCAAAA